GTTACTACGCCTATTTTTTCTAGGGCTTTTGCTTGGTCATTAAGCGCGGCTATCTGCCAAGTTGTAGCGCCTACCCCTACTTTTAATAACTGGTTTAGGCGCTCTTGTTGAGCTTGAGATGCAAGGCCAGCTCTTAGGGCTGCCTTGGAGTAACTTAAAAGAGCTGCCGTACCAAAGGCTAAGCCAAGAGCGCCAGCGGCCTTCTTTGCGTTTCCTGCTAGTTTGTTTAACGCGGTGTCGGCTTGCTTGAATCCTTTGTTGCGAAACTCACCGGCTAAAACTATCTTTACGAAGGCTTCTTTAATTCCCATTATGCGGCCCTAGTTAAATTAAACATAGCCGAGCGTTTTACTAAATTATCATTGGCCTTATTAACTGCCTTGAAATAGGCATCGTTAGCCTTGCCTCGGTCATTTTCCCACGCCCGGTATATCAAGCGCCCGGTCTCTTTTTTAGTACCGTAGAGCTGGCCAAGATTACTAATAAATTGATTGCCGGCGCGTGGATTAACAGAGCGCGACACGCCTCTACTTAGGCCGCCGGCTTTAGGCCCTACCCACTCTTGGCCTTGACCATTTTTGCGCCCGGCGGTTTCATAGATAGCGCCAATTCTAGTTTTGTTTTCAATTCGGGCTAATGCTGACCATCCGAAGCGGTTAGTCCTACTCGGGCTAGTTTGATAACCGATACCTCTTTTGATAATACTCGCATAGTAAAACGGCCATCGCGCCTCTGAAAACGAGCGTGGGGCCCAACCGCTCATCGGGCTAGATGGCGGAACATGGCCTCGGGCTTCATTAACGATAGGGATAAGAGCTGCCGCGACTTCCTTGCGCGAGATTTTTAGCAAGTCTGGGGCATAATTTTGCAACGCTTTACGAAGGGCGAGATGGCCTTCCACGAGTATTGCGCTGGGCATCTCGCACCTCCTTTGCTCTATCCTCTAGCACTTGGCTAAGTGCCTTATACATCCTCGGCTCTAGGCTAAGAATCTCTTTAGGCGAAATATGATACTCAAGGGCCAGTAACGCTGCCGTATAAGTAACCGTATTCCGCTCTATTCGTTTGGGCTATCGTCATCCTCTACGGTAACGCTAACCAAAGTTTGTATAAAGGCGAGCCCAAATTCTGGAACCGTTTGGCCGTTAGAGCGCAAACACTCCCAAGCAAGCCAATACATATCCGTCTGGCGCTCCTCCAAACGAAACCGTTTGTGAAAACCATCGTTATATTTCGACTCGAACGCAAACTCTACGGCTGGTGAGACGGCTAGTGTGACCGTCTCACCGCCGACCCTAGTAATTTTTAACTTTGCCATTTTAAGCCCCTTTGTTTTTTAGAACGCTACTGATGATGAAGGTTCGATTGGAGAATTACAAGTAAAAGTTAGGTCGAGCGTGGCCATATCTCCAACGCCGCCATTAATATCGTTTAAGGAATCTACCAACACAGTAGTGGCGTAAGTTTTGTTAGTAGCTGAAACCGGGTCTCCTTTTACTTGAATCATTGAAACCGCAACTGTTGTTCCGAAAGCATCTTGTAAGGTCTGCAAAACCGAGGCGGTAGCCGTATCGCTGAAAAGTGAAACGGTTATTGAATCGGCACGCAGGCCACCAGTAAATTTTCTCGATGAATCGCCCATGGCCGTTACATCGAGCTGCTCTAGAACGCGGTTAATTGTTATTGACGATACGAAGGCGGACAAGTCAATGCTCGCAATTTTAAAACCGGCTTTGTTGTTTAAAAATATAGCCATTTGCCTATTCCTCTACTTTCTTTTCTTTGGTTGGTGCGGTGGTTGGTGCTGGGATTTGACCGATTTTAACGAGAAAAGCAATTTCCTCATCGGTCATGGTGCTGGTATCTGTTGCCATTTTTAACTCCAACTCGTTAGTACGGATATATTTAGGGTGCTGGTAAGTAATGCCCCACTTGGTAAATCCATTACCGCCGGTGCGCTTACTGTGCCAACATTGAAAACTATAGAGCTTGCAGCTAACTTGAGGTAGGCCGATACGATCATGTCCTCTAGGTAAGCAAGGTTGCCTTGGTTATCTAGCAGAGTGCAAAATAGATTAACCGTAAAGTTAGCCATAGGTGAGATGCCCGAGTTGGTATTGTTATTAGGCGTAAGGTACGGGTCTGCCGGTGAGATCACGCAAGAGTTGGCGTTAATTGTCGCTGGTGGAAAACTATAAACGCTCCAAAGAGTTGCATCGGTTAGCACCGTTGCGATCGAGGCGCGAAGGGTTCCTACGGCGGTAGCCATTAGCCGACCATCGCGGCAGGGTTCATATATGGCGCAATTAATCCCTTGACTTGGCCCATGAGACGAGCCCCTACGGTAAAGGGTAGGACGGAGCCATCTACGCCTAGACCGCCACCGGCTGCTTGGCGTGAATCCCAGATAGCCCTAGCCAGTACCGCGGCAGCGTTTCGTACGCCGCCGGTAGTGGCGTAGGTAGCGGCTTTAGTATCAGCTCCTAGAGCTTTACCAAAGGGGCGAATCTGATGCCAATTATCATCGGCTGCGACTTTTGCATATTGAATATATGCCACATTGTTTAACCTTATATTTTGCAAAACATTTGGCCAGATAAAACTATTAACTGAGTTTTGGCTATATGGAATTGTGCCAGTAATTACCGCCGCTGCATTGTTATAGGTCGCGCCGCATCCGGTAATGGCAACGGTTTGGCCGGTGGTAAATATTGTTGGCATAGTTAGCCCTAGAGTTATGACATTGGAGTTAAGTAACGCTCCTACAACTGGAGCGGAATCATACCAAAGCATCCCGTCTAATAAATCCTGTGCGGTTTGACAGACTTCCTCAATAGTTACATCCGAGTATAAATCACCTATTCCAACGAGTGTTCTAAATTCCGCAACGGTAATATATGTAGCGGCCATTTTATACTCCTCTCGAAATAGGCCTAGTTAGAGCGCTTAGGGCTTAATTAAACGCCCTAACTAGGGTTCTAGTTATAATTAGGTTAAGTTGTAACGGCGTACGCCGGTAGGCATCTTAACGATTACGGATTGGTATCCATAAATTGCGGTTTGCACTTGGAGATTAGCTACGATATTTACCGACATATATGCAGTTGGGCTAGAATAAACCGTAACGGCTTCCGGCACAATTATAAATGCGCTCTCGTCAATAGTCGTATCAACAACTCTGGTACTTACGCGTAAATCAAGACCTAACACATTTCCATAAATTGAAGTTGGCGCAGCTGCTCCGCCGGCGTTCATTGGCTGGGCCGCGGTAAAGATTGGGCGGCCAGTTGTGTCAGTTGCCCCGATTAGCAAGCCCCATTGGGAAACTCCAGCTAGATAATTCTTTGCAACATAAGAAGTACCAGAATAAGCGGCTGGAGTTTCTTTTGCTACATATGCAATTAAACCAGCGGCGGTTGCTGCTTGCGCGGTTGCAGCAGTTCCTGACGCAGTTAGTTCGGCAACGATAGCGTTCTCTGTTGCCAAAATATATGCATTTTGTAACTGCCTAGTAAGTTCATCAAAGAAAATGGGCGAACTGCGCTCTATTAGCTCTATCGACATGGTGTTCATGCCCGAGTACTTAGAAATTGTACCGGTTAGAAATTCAGTTACCATGCCGGTATTTTGTACTGCGCCGGCTTCGGCCTCAACAGTTACCGCAGGTGCTACGCCAGATTGACCACCGGCACTAGTTACCAAAGAAGGTACGCTAAATGTCATACCGTTATCAGGTAGCTCACCGCTTGAGCAAGAGTCCTTTACAGGAGTACCAAAGGCCGTATTGGTAATAAATTCGGATAGGTAATTTACTTTATTAAACGCTGGGTTGGTAGCCATGGAGTCATCGGCAGCTTTTACGAAAAGTGCAGAATCAAAGTTACCTAGTGCGGCTTTGATTTTGTGTTCTGTGTAGCGACCAGCGGAAGTAATTGGGTTTCTTGCCATTGTGTTATATGTCGGTTGCGTAATTCTAGGGCGAGCAGCTTCGACTACCGGAGCTTCCTCTGCCTTTATTTCTTCTTGCGGTGCTTCGGGCGCAGTAGTCATTACTGCCTCGCTTTCTTTTGTTGGTTCGGTTTGGGTTGTTTCACTTGCGGCTACTCGGTCAATTTGAGCCGCTGCAAAGGCCGGAGCCTCAACTAGCGATACCTCGATGAGCCGACCAGCCGTTACTACTAGATTGCCTTTTGTATCCGGTGCTGACTTGATTACATCCACGCCAACACTAAGCCCCGAAACTAAATCCTCTGCGGCAAGGATTAAATAATCTGTACCCTTGCTTGAGGCGCTAACTTTGAAACTTCCATAGATACCAGTATCAGTAGTGTGGAAACTTGTTGCCCTGCCAACGACTTCTTTATTATCGTGATTGGCGAGTAATTTTATTTTGTTTGGATCAACAATAGATATAGAGCCGCGCTTAAATATAACTGGCCCGGCGCTCGTCATACCTACTTGGTCAAAGGGTACGACTTGGCC